TTCCGCCAGAAATTGCTTGACGGGCACGTGTATTTGTAAAATAAAGATTAGTTGTGCCTTCTGCCAAATCATCTGTATCAGAATCTGCTACACCATTTTCAGCAGTAATTGTAAGACCAGCGCCAGTACCAGTAATTGTAATATTGGTTAAATTAGCATTAGTTAATAAATCTGCTGCTGATGTTTTAGCACGAGCATCTGTAAAATATTGATTTGTGCCTTCTGCAAGGTCGTCTGTATCGTGATTTGATAAACTAGAAACTGTACCAGTTACATTACCAGTTACATTACCAGATAAGTTTGCTGTTATTGTACCAGCTGAGAAATTGCCAGACCCGTCACGCTTTACAACAGCGTTTGCTGTATTTGTAGAAGTTGCTTGCCCACCAATAAGGTTGACGATATAACTATCTGATCCACCTTCTACTAATATATTTTGACCATTTACTGTAGCTGTTGATCCTTCAACTACGAGGCCATTTTTAATTCTAAAGTTTTTGTTAACTGTTGCCACTCTGACAACCCCCTATTTAAGCTTTAAGCGCAGTTCTTACAAATCTGGCTGTAACAGCAGAACTTGTAGGAGTTACGCATAAACTAATTATACCTGCATTTGTTTCAAAAGTGACGGAAGCAAGATTATTTGAGGTATTTGAGATAATGTTGCTTTCTGATACGTTAATATCAGTACCATCGTTTAATAATAGAAAGTCTGAAGTATGGTATTCAGATCCTCTTGTTATTTGAAGATTATATTTAATTGTTCTATATACTGATGCCGCCCATGTATCTACGGCAGTCTTGTTTTCTATACCTGTTATAGTAAGGTCATTATTGCCTTCTAGTCCAAGTAATTCTAATGTAGAATCTGATTGATTATCTAAATCAGATAGTTGAGATTGTAACTGTGAAACTTTATAGTCTATAGAGTTTGCATTTGCAGATCCATCTACGCCAAGTTTCGCTTGTATTGCTTCAATAGCATCATTTACATTTCCATGTAGTGCAGCATGTCCTGCCATGCTATCTGTGCCATTTGGATTGTTTAAGTTATCTAAATTTGCTGGGAAATTAGTTGCCAATTTCGCCTCCGTCTAATAATGTAACATTAGATACTGAAACATTATCATATATTGAATTTGGAGCACCGCCATCAATTCCAATTATAGCAGGAATTGTTTCAACAACAGAAGCTTGATTGTTTATGTCATCAGTAAAATTAATTGTTTCTTGTATATTAATTGTGTGTACATCTCCATCATATGTGTGCGTATGCATATAAAAAGGAGTTGGATCACTAGAACCTGGGGTTAAATCAACCCAAATTGCACCGTTATAAATTTTTATATTTTTTGATACAGTATTGAAATAAACATCTCCTGTATTACCAGAAACTGGATCGGATTCTAATGTTACTAAGTTTAATAATGATTTAAGCTTTGGCATTATTAAACTCCTTATCCGATAACGACTACTCTATAAGCTCCAGCTGAAGGTGCGGATGCAAACTTTATAGTAATTGCAGAAGTTGATGTGTGCTCAATATCTGCCTCTATAGCTGCATACGGAGAAGCAACTTCATAAATTTGCACAGTGACATCTTTAGTTCCCAAATTATGTGTAACTGTATATGATGTAGCTGACGTGCTTAATGTAGCACTATATTTTCTTGTTATCTCATGATAGTTAGTCCCATCATTTGTTAATGTCCATTGATCGGATGTTTCATTCCATAAAATTTCTACATCTGATGAAGTGCCACGCTCTACCTTTAATCCAGCATTTGCTGTTGGTGCCCCAGTAACGTTACCATTCAATACAACCTTATTATCAAGAATATTTACTTCTGTTGTATTAACTGAATTAATTGAGCCTGCTACATCTAAATTACCGCCAATAGATAAATTGCCAGATATACTTACATCGTCTGGAAGTCCAATAGTTACTGCCGCTGTTTCTGAGCCAGAACCAGATACTGTAATTTCTCCTGAAGTTCCAGAAATTGTAGCAACATAATTTCCAGTTGTATCTGTTCCTAAAGCTACAGAATTTGGCTGTACAGTTGTTGAAATATTAACATTTTGAGATCCGTCAAAAGAAATAGACCCTACAACGTCGCCAGATAGAGATATTGTTCTTGCTGTCTGCAACTTAGAAGCAGTTGCAGCATTACCAGTCATGTTACCTGTAACGTTTCCAGTAATTGTTCCTGTTACATTTAAATCTGCATTAACTTGAACATCATCATTAAATGTAGATGTTGAATCTACATTTAATGTATTATTTATATCAACAGCACCATTTAAAGTTGTAGCTCCAGTGACTTCTAGTGTGCTATCAAATGTAACAGCACCAGTCGCATCTACGGTGCTATTAATTTGTACTGGATTATTTAGTGTTGCATTACCATTTACGGTTAAAGTATCTTGAAGCGTTACAGATCCGTCAACATTAAGTGTTGAATCTAAATCAACTGCACCAGTTACATTAACTGTATCATTTACTTGTAGCGGATCATTTAATGTTGTTTGTCCAGTTACTACAAGTGTTCCGCCTACAGTAACATTGCCTGTAGCATCTAATGTGGCTGCATCAACATCTACTACGGCTAAAGTGCTTGGAATCGAAAGGGTGGCGTTTCCATTTACAGCTTTAGTTACTGTTATTTGATTTGTTGTACCTAATATATCTGCTACATCATGCTTATGATCTGCACGTGCTACGTAAGCAGAAGTTCCATGATCTACAGCTTCGCCAAATTTTAATCTTGTTGTATAATTTCCAGCACCAAAATCACCAGATGCTGTTAGCCACTCACTTCCATTCCAAAAATAAAGTAAGTTATCGTTTGAATCGTAATAAATTTGACCAGTAACTGGGCTTGATGGTGCTGTGCCTAAGTTCTGGATTCTGGCATTGAGTAATTCGTTTTTATTTAGGTCAATGCTAACCAAAAATTTTCTTGCCATTATTCACTCCCTTTAAGACAGATGCGCTGTCCCTGAAAACGGCTGTGCCATAGTCAGTGTAATCTTATATAGACTATTATAGACTATTCCCGTTTCTAATATGTCACCGCTGCTAGATTTTACGGTAACGTTGGGATGGAACCCTAAATTATGTTCTATTTCAACAGAATATATGCCATCAACTGGGCCAGTAACTTGAGCCAATTCCCAAGAATGAGTCAGAGATATTTGTTTATCTAAAATGAAGCTATTATTAATATTCCAAGTGTCTGTATTTGTATCTTTGGGACCCCAAAATCTAGTTGTTAATTTATCAAAATAAAAGTCTCCAGGCACACCGAGACTATTATCTGGATTTCCTTCTCCGCTAATTATTGTTCTTCCTGGGGCTCCTGAAGCTCTAACTATAACTAGTGGGTTATTCTCTGTTACAATTAATTTTGTTCCCATTAAATTGTTACGGCTCTATTTAGAGTCATATATCCTTCCAAAAGTCTTGTTTTGTTAACACTCGGATCAATAAGAACTAGGTCGTATGCAGATTTTGGATAAAACATTTTATTAGTTCTGTCTGCTGCGATTGAGATTGATATTTTACCTTCAGTAGGACTTATTGAAATTCCATCATTTTCTGTTAAAGTAAACGCTAATTTTTTTCCACCGTGGGTATCTCTTACCTGCATTTTGGCGGTATGAAAATGAAGTTGTATTGGGTTCTCATCCTCATCTAGATATTGAACCTCAAATGTAAAAGTTGAGTTTTGATCAACTTCAAAATTCTTTTGTGCAGCCATTAAATACCCCTAAAATAGGAAAACTCCTATGCTTTATTTTAGCATAAGAGTTGTCCTAACTACTATTAAATTATGACTTCTTTGTAAACCCAAAACTTGACTCGTTTGGATTTAATGCTTTCAAAATAACTGGTAAGCAGGCTGCAATACCACCCTTAATTAAATCTCCTGGGTCAGTATTTCCAGTCATATACAAAGCAATAGCGGCACCTAAAAAGTGACGACCATAGCTGGCTAATGCTGCTAGAATTTTTTCTTGCATTGTTACCTTTCCATCATTATTAAGATCTTCTTTCATAAGACCTCCTTATTTTCTGGGCAGGTTGCCCAGGAATAGGGTATTACCCTAAATATTATTATACTCCTAAGCTGAAATATCTACAAGTTCACAATTTCCATCTGAAGTACATGCTAGAGACTGAGTCCCTGTAGTACCATCTTCTGTTTCGTAAAAAGATAAATCTGCCCAACGAATATTTTTAGGCATTCTAGAAACCAATTCATTATACTCTTCTTTTGTCACTTCTTGATATGGTGCTTGTTTGTAAGAATGATCTGAATGTGGTAAAAATGAAATTCCAGAAACTTCGTCAAAATGTTTCCAAACCCAGGCACCTACATCCATCCACTCATCTTCTTTTACTGATACTGTAATTGATGGCTTATGTTCACACCAAGCACGTTGATATACTAGCCAAGTATTTAAATGATCAATAGCAGTCAAATCATCTCTAACAATTGCACCTTCTGGTGCTTTTATTGGAAATGAAAAAACATAAGTTTGATCTGGTTTCATAAAATCATCTTCGCAAGGAATTCCGACTTCTTTTAGAAATGTTGAAAGTGGATCTTTTTTATCTCCACGAACTGTTCTAATATAATATGGGGAATGCCAAGGGTGCATACCAGACGATACGCCAACTAGCTGAGAAACTGTTCCAGATGGTTTAACACATGTTATAGCAGCAGATTCGCTAATACCAATTTTTTCTGCTTCCTCTTTATTTGTTTCTCTTGCTATATTTCTTAATTCTGAGAGATATACCTCTAATTGATCTAACCCCTTTTTACCTGACATAAAAGTATGGCCAAACTGCCCAGTTAAAGAAACTCCTAGTAAACGTTCTTCTTCTGTATTATCTTTCCATATTTTTCTAAGATATTTAAAATCTGTAAGAGTTGATTGCCAAGTTCCTAATACTGTAGCAAGTCTTACTTTTTTAGATATTTCTTCTCTACTATCTTTTTCTCTAATGACAACTTCCGAAAGATTGCAAAACTGGTATGGTCGAAGAATAATCTCAGAGCAAGGATTGGTACCATAATGAATTTCAGAATCTCTTCTACCATATTTAGACGCTTGTGACTGTGCAGCCTTGACATTATAAATACCTCTTTCTCCAGATTTAGAATCGTATAAATTTTTCCATTCAGCAATAAACTGCTCCATTTCTGGTTTTCGAGAGTATGCTACTGAATTGTTTGATAAAGATCTTTGTGAATTGTTTTCCCACCAATTACCAGATTTTGCCTGAGCCATTTCAATATCATTTATATTTGATAAAGATATCATTGCTGATCTACGAACGCCTCCAACAACAACTACCTCTCCAATTTTGCACATAATATCGTGGCACTCTATTGGCTTTAGCTGACGTCCTGCTGCTGATTTAAATTTTGCAATTGTAAAATCAAATAAGTTAATTAAAGGTTGTGGCCCAGATGATCTTCCGCCCATAGTCTTTAAACGTGCTCCAGCTGGACGTAGTTTAGACACATCAATTGCTGGAATCTGACCAGCCCAAAGCATTGCTAATAATTCACGATACGCCTTTGCCCATCCCTGTTTTGAATCCTCTACCACAATTGTGCTTGTAGACTTCTCAAATGATTCTGGAACAGAAGGAAGTTTATTAACATACTTATATTCAACAGAGAATCCAACACCAGTACCACACATCAAGATATACATTGTTTCATCAAATGATCTTGGATTGTCTACTGGAACAAATGAACAGTTATATCCTGCAACATGGTCTCTGTCAAGAGCAGCACCTGCTGTCATCACTGCTCTCATTGAAGGCATTACGTCTCTATCATATACAGCATTCTTTAATTCTTCAACAAGTTTTACGTCAGGAGTATATTTATAACTATTATAAAGATGTTCTAGCATAAAATTGAAATATCGATCTACTGTTTCACCCCATGTTTCACGGCGGCTTTCCTCTGGAATCCACCTTGCATACCTAGATAGAGCAATGAAATTTTCATATGGGTTTTCAATAGTTTTTGACATTTATACACCTTTTCCGCCTTTTGGCTAATTAATTTTAATTAAGAAGTCAATTCTACCAAAAACAATTTAAGAAGTGAAGACTTTTATATTTTTTTTATATTTATTTTTTTTTAGTCAACTAACTTGACATGATTTATAAAACAATGTTATTATTATAGTCCGTTATCTCTAATGGAGGAAATGCCAATGGAGAATATGAAAGAAAAACTTAGTGATGTTCTGCATCATTATGTTGCAATAGCAGTTGGTTTAATGTTTTTATACTCTGGTTCACCAGTTATAAATTCTACACCAGCTAAAGCTTTGGTTGTAAAACCAGAGACAAAAAATGAAGCACAACTGAAAAGAGAAACGCTGGAAAAATTCAGCAATACTGTATACAAGCCTTCAGAAATGCTTACAGACAAAGAGCTAGTAAAGCTACTTAAGAATGTAGGATTTGAAGGAAACGCCCTTAAAATGGCGTGGGCCATTGCTAAAGCGGAGTCTAACGGACGACCTATGGCATATAATGGCAACAGGAATACTGGAGACAGTTCCTACGGAATTTTTCAGATCAATATGCTGGGAACTCTTGGCACAGATCGTAAAGAGAAATTCGAATTGAGATCAAATGTACTTTTATTTGATCCAGTCATAAACGCAGAGATAACGTATCATATGACTAAAGGCGGAACGGATTGGTCAAGCTGGCCTAATTCGATTAATAAAGCAAAGAAATTGATTACTCAATTTCCAAAGTAGTAAGGAGATAAGTTGAAGATACAATTAGTGTCTAAATATTTATCTTTAGCAGAAGAAGGCCTTGTTCAAAAAATGGAATGTCCATTAGATCAAGGCCTTCTTATGCCAAATCAAGATTTTAATGACGAAATTTTTTTATATTGCCTTTCTTGTGAATATAAAAAATTTATTGGATACAAATTATATAATAAAATGAAAGAAGCTATCGATGCAATCGAATAATGAGTTTAACACTGAATTAAAAAAAATAATTGCTGGATCTATACCGTGCATACATATGAATACTCTTTCTATATCAAATAGAGTTTTGAATACATTTAAAAATTATTTATTACAGTGCAAAGAAAAAAATATCTATACTATAGACGAACTTTTAATACATATGGAAGACAATAATGGAAAATCAGAAAACTGATAATTTAGAAGATAATTTACCCATGGTAAATTACATAATGCTTCATAGAATATACGATATTCTTGTGCTAATGTCTACAAAAATTGCTGGAGAAGAGTCTACCCAAAAAATGGTCAAATATCACGAAGAAGGATTTCTTCTTGGTCCTTCTCCTTCATTTAGGGCTGATAATGATATATAATTATATATATGAGCCCAAGACATTTTTCTAAAATGATGCAAAGTCCTTACTTCCAAACCGAGCATTATAGAAAAGAAACAACAGCAGGAAAGTTGGAGTATAAAATATCTAACTTTTTCTACTTACTTAAAAAAAGAATAATAAAAGCATTGACTTTGAAAAAAAAATAACTTACAATAAATACTGTAAGTAGAGCACTGCTCCTTACTGGCACGAAAGTGCCTAAACCCCATATGGATCCGCCTCTATATGGGGTTTATTTATTTAATAGCCAACCAGTAATGGTATATCTGATGCCATCCAACACATCAAAAACTTCATGCTGCACATGACCGCTATGAATGATCAGATCTCCTGGCTTAGGGGTATGAGTATATCCTAATTCTGGATAATTTATTTCTCCGCCAGTAAAATTGCTTAAATACAAAGTGTACGCACATGATATTGTAAATTCCTGTTTAACTTCAGAGCCATCTGTATAAGACCTATTGTCTTTGTGTGCTTTCATATTTTGTCCAGGGACCAACCTGACAATTTTATATTCTGGCAAAAATATTAACTCTGGAGAAAACAAATCTTTTAATTTTTTATTTATTTTAGTAACTGTTGGTATTAAAACTGGTGGACTAACTTTGTCATTCCACCATTCCTCAATAGCTTTTTCTGATTCTGGGCTATTTGTATAAAATAGGGTTCCTTGGTGTCTGGCCCAACCGTCTAGCCAATCTTTATCTGTAAATCTGTTTACTTCATTTAATATTTCGGTGCATTCGTCGTCAGATATAAAGTTTTTATATAACCACACACCTTCTTCTTTTATCTTTTTTACATTATCATCATTATAAAACATAAATTTTCTCCTTATTTAGTGAAAAAAGTGCGAAAAAAAGTGCGGCGGAAAGTAGAGAACCCATTTATTACATATTCCAATCATTAGGAGGCATAAAACCAATATTAGGAAAATCCTCATCTTTTGGAGCAAATATCTTTTCTTTAGGAATCCATAATCCATATTTAATAACTGCCATATAA